CATTTACACAATCTGAACTCTTAACAAAAGAACGCGGTTACATTAAGAAATATGAGAAGCAGGGTATCACCCTCCTAAACATCTTTGGAACTAAAAACCACGTTAGAACTAAAACTCCTAAACCATAATGGAACTAAACTACCCACCAAATCCATTTTGAGCGGGCAAGGTTGAACTTAATTACTAAAATGAGGGGATTACCTCAAAAGGAAATAATATGGATATAAAAAGAATTAAAATCGGTGATTGGATTGAATCAGGTATTCACTTCTTCAGCCTTGGTTATGGAGATATAATAGCACTATGGATAGCAAAAACCTTTTTCGGTTTGAATGATTGCCATTGTTGCTCTCGTAAGGAATGGCTGAATAGGCTAACCAACCCATCATTCGATGGTAAATGTAATGGAATTAAATTAAACTAAACAAATAGACATGTCACAAATCACATCAGCAGTAAGCGGTAGCACAGTATTAGGAATAGATGGTAAGGTACCGGAAATTCCATTAAACCCAGATAATATATATTTTCCAGACTGGAATTTGGTAGTAGAGAAGGGTGGATTAATTAATATCTTAGCTGCAAGTGGTATATTCGCATTCAAACCGAGTCATCAGTTATGGTCAATCATCCAACCATATATGGATTTAACTCGACCATATACGATAGAACCACCACAGGAAGAAAAGAAGGGTTTAGATTTACCAAAAATAACAAAGGTATAAATACCTATTCAATGAATAGTCCATTTAAGAGAACTGCTAAATCAGGTAGAGTATATTATACTAAATCACAAGCATACAAAGCAGTTGAAAAAACAAAGGATATACCTCCCTTCATGCATTCCACTACTGACCCGTATTACCTTGCATATTTCCAAAAGAAAACCGAAATCCGTAGAGAGTATCCTTTTTGGAGTAAGATGAGTCCAATACAATGGAGAGATTATTATGAGAGGATATACAGATTAATGCAAACAGATGAAGATTATCAACATTGGGCAAAGGAAGTCAATGCAACTAATAGACAGCAAATCAATTGGGATATCCTTGATAGAAAGAATGCACGGGATAAGGAATACCCAAATGGATTTACGCATGATATGTAAAAATATATAAATATATACGATATGACAGAATTACAAGAAATTAAAGAAGGGTTAGATAAAATAGGCACCGTTATACCATCTGAAATGGCAGGGTGGGTATGGAATAACTATAAAAAATTAGCTAACTCAAATGAATCGCAACCATGTTCAACAGGTTGTGGAGGTGCTGGGGCACATTGGACAAGGGCAATTGTGTTTTTAAGAGAGTGGGTAAAACAACAGGAGGCTAATGTATAATGAGGTAACCCAAAGTATTGAAAGGGAGTGTGAAAGGAGATTGACAAATCTTTATACCCAATCAAATGTATGGTTATTGAAAGTTGCGTATAACATATGTAAATCATACGAAACATCAGAGGATTTAGCACAGGAGTTATATGAATACCTACACAACAAAAAAAATCCAAAACTATTCTTCGGTGAAGACAGTTACAATCTAATCTACTGCATGAAATTTATTAAACACCGATTCATCAACAAAACTAAAAAACTCAATAGAATAACCTATGTAGGTGAAGTCTTTTGTAATAATACTCCAGATGAGGAATATGATACGGATTATGATTTAGGGATTGAAACAGCATATGCCGATGTAAAGGCAGAATTAGAATATATCAAAGGAACAAAAGATTTTGCATCTGCGATGTTATATGAAAGGTATTGGTTTACGACTAATACTTTAGATGAGGTAGCAAATAATATCAACATTTCCAAATCCACCACCTTCTTACAAATAAAGAAAGTGCGTAACCGATTAAAGGAAGTGATTAAAAATCCATTCAATTATGAAAAAGAATAAAGACATCATAGTCCTATTTATCACCTATCTAATAGCAATAGGACTTCTTATATTATGGTCAAGTAAAGTAAATTATTAGTGTCTATCGTAATCCAAACCCATAACGGAATTTCGGTATTAAGAGATGACCTACTACCGGGTGGAACTAAATCCGTTCTATTAGAAGAATTATATAAGGGAGTAACCCACTGGATATATCCCTCATCCCCTTATGGTGCGTTACAAATTGCACTATCCCATTGGTGTAAAGAGAAAGGTAAAGGGTGCACCATAGTAACAACGAAACGAAAGGAACTACATCCCAATACAAGGAGATGTATGGATTTAGGTTCTCATATTATACAAGTTCCTTATGGATATTTAAGAAACCTGCAATTACATGCTGGAAGGTTAGAAACCGAAACCACTAAAGTCATCCCATTCGGTTTAGATACCCATTGGAGTAGGAAACTCATTGCGGAAAGAATGAGAGAGATAACCCATCAGTTAGGTAAAGAACCCAATGAGATTTGGTGTGCAGTTGGTAGTGGAGTGTTGGTAGAAGGAATACTATTAGGAACAGATACAGCACACATCAACGGAGTAATAGTAGGTAAGGAGTATATAAAACAACACGAAAGACTAACACTATGGAAATACCCCAAACCATTCGAATGGGAATCCGAATACCCAACACCCTTTCAATCCGTTCCCAATTATGATAGAAAGGCATGGGAGTTTTGTAATGAGTTCCATCAGGCGAAGGATACACTCTTTTGGAATGTATATTAGGGCATACACACTTTTTTTACTCTTCGGTGTTATATATGTATATACATTAAAATAATGACTACATAATGGCGAAGTTTGAGAAAGGACATAAATTAGCAACAGGAAGACCACCCGGTGCATTGAATAGAACGACAGAACAAATGCGGTTGACTATAAATCGTGCAGTGAACAATACACTCCAAACTATCCAAGCGGATTTAGATGAACTAAAAAAGAAAAATCCAGAGAAGGCTTTAGAATTAGCAATGAAGTTAATGGAGTATTGTATGCCAAAGATGAGAAGCATAGATATTAAAGGAACAATGGAAGTCAATGCAAAGATACAATCAATCAACCTAAACATAGTAGATGGAACTAAACATAACGACGAGTAAGACGTATAGGGATATTGAAAGTAGTAGAAAGATATGCATACTTCAAGGTGGAACGCGTTCATCTAAATCTTATTCAGCTCTGCAGTGGTTATTAGTAAAGGCACTAATGACTCCGAACATAGTAGTCTCCATAGTAAGAAAATCATTTCCATCAATGCGTGTATCCATTATGCGTGATTGGCAAACAATACTAAAGGGATTGGGTATATGGAATGATGAGCAATGGAGTGCAACTGAACACATTTACAATTTCGATAATGGTAGTATGGTTGAGTTTATGTCTATTGATAGTTCAGAGAAACGCAAAGGTAGTGCAAGGGATTACCTATTCATAGATGAGTGTAATGAATTATCACGCGAAGATTACTTCCAGTTATTTATTCGGACCCGGATTAAAACCATCATCGCATACAATCCGTCCTTTGGAACTAACCACTACATCTTCAATGAGATACAGACACATCCGGAGAGTGATTTACACATATCTACCTTCCGCGATAATCCTTTTTTGGAACAATCTATTGTCGAGGAGATTGAACGTCTTAAAACGATTAATCCAGAGTATTACAAGATATACGGATTAGGGTTACCTGGCAATAATGTAGGAACTATTTTTACAGGTGAGTTAGTAAATGAAATACCTGAAGAGGCAAAGTTTGTTGCGTTTGGTATGGATTTTGGATTTAGTATAGACCCTACTACACTCATTGCGATTTATAAGTGGAATGAGAACTTATACTTTGAAGAATTATTGTATAAGAAAGGATTAGTGACATCAGAAATCATTAGGGAACTGACAAGATTAGATGTAGGTAGAAATCCCATATGGGCAGATAGTGCAGAGAGTAGATTGATAGAAGAGATATATAGGGCAGGTTTCAATATCAAACCCGTCCGCAAGGGTAAGGATTCCATAAAAATGGGAATTGATATTATGCATCAACACAAACTACACATCCTTAAAAGTAGTGTTAATATCGTTAGAGAGTTTTCGGAGTATATATGGACCGTAGATAAAAATGGGAACTTTGAAAACATCCCCGTAGATTATTCCAATCATACTATCGATGCAATCCGCTATGTTTGTATGGAACAATTAAACGCAAAGAAATTAAGGGCAGGTAAATACACCATATCAATTATCTAATGAAATACACCGAAGAAGAACTCATGCAGATGGAACAGCTAATACGCGAACTTATCCAAATCAACGGCGATTTAAATGCAAGATGTATTGCATTCAATGCAAAGTTAGAGAACGAAGAGAGAAAGGTGCAAAGACTAACTAATGTCTTATCATACATAAATCAAAATTATCAAAAACCAAATTAAATGAAAAGAACAAAAGAAATCCAAATGCCGGAAGGTTGGGAAGACATAACCCTAAAACAATATCTTGCACTACAATATGATTTAGAAGCATATAAAGGAGATGATGAAGCAACGATGAACCTAATGATGATACACCTATGTGGCCTATCAGTAGATGAGATTGCAGGCCTGAGTAGAGAGTCATATCTCCAATTAAATGAGTCCATCTCTTCCTTTGTCCAAAAGACTGAATACCCACTATCGCGTTTCATCGAAATAGGTGGAGTGGAATATGGCTTCGAACCCAATTTGAGTAATATGAGTTATGGTGCGTATTGTGATATGACTCGTTATGATAGTATCGCGATAGATACCAATTGGGCAAAGATAATGAATATCCTTTACAGGCCAGTAGATAAAAAGGGAATAGGCGGAACATACTCAATCGAAGGATACGTTACTAATGGTAACGCGGATAAATGGTTAGGAGTAACAATGGATAAACACTTTGGGGGTTTTTTTTTGTGTGTGAATATCTCAATGGACTTGTTGAACGCTACCCTGAACTCTTCGATGGGGAAGGTGGAACACCCTCGCAACTTCAAGCGAACTTTGGCAAGAAGTGGAAAAACTATACTACAATCATTGAACTCGCTGGTGGAGACGTCCAACAAATCCAAAAAGTAGTCGAAGAACCTTTGGAGAAATGCTTATTATTCTTATCATATAAGGCAGATAAAAATCTTTTAGAGAACTTATTGCACAAAGAAGCAATGAAATCTATTAAATAAACCCACAACTTTTGTTTTCGTTGGTGTTAAATAAGAAACTAATTCTTATGTCAACTCCTAAATGGTCTAATTCACCCAATGGTTTATTAAGATATTCAATCAATAGACTTAATAATACTGGAATATATATAGGTCCAACACAAGGCCTATCATCGCCAAAGAATAATAGGCAAGGATGTCTATGTGCGGATACCCTTAAATACAGCAGAAAGTGTTGCAATGGAGACTTAATTGCACAGGGTATTGGTAACATAGGTGGTAGTAATAATATAAATTAAATAATATGGCTCAATATACCTCATTACAATTAGTATCAGCATCTAACGCAACTTACTTTAGCAATGTATCAGGTCAAATCTCTGCATCAGCAGTTAGAGACTTAAACGTCAATTGGATAAGTAGTAGTGCAATCACATCGGGTTCTAATACATTCATAGGTAATCAAATCATTAGTGGTAATATAGATGTGAGTGGAACTTTCACTGCATCGCTTGCAAATGGTTTTACTTTTGTAGGTAATGGTAGTGGTAGAACTCAAGCAGTTTCTACATCATCGTTTGCAACTTTAATACCAGCAGGAACCGTTTCAGGTAGTTCACAAATAACGGCATTAGGTTTTGTTAGTTCATCAGTAACAGCATCTTCGCTAATCACCGCTTCTTTTAGTGGTAACACACTTACGTTCACCAAAGGAGATAGTTCCACATTCGGTGTGGTAATCCCCGACGTGAGTGGTAGTGGTCCAACTGATATAAGTTCTCTAAATGCCTTTACTCAATCACAAGATACAAAAAATAATACATTAGGAATATATACCGCATCAGTTGATACTCAATTCGTTGCGGTTGGTTCATCTACGTCTTCATTAAATAGTGCAACTGCTAGTTTATTTACATCAGCTAGTTTAGCATTAGTAACTGCTTCTTTTAGTGGTAATACTCTAACCTTTACAAAAGGTAATAATACTACATTCGGTGTAACTATACCTGATATAAGTGGTAGCACAATCCCTGCAGGAACCGTTTCAGGTAGTTCACAAATAACCGCATTAGGATTTGTAAGTTCATCAGTAACCGGTAGTTCCCTAATAACGGGTAGTGTTGCTGGAAACATTTTAACATTTACCAAAGGAGATGGAAGTGGATTCAGTTTGACAGTAGCAACAGGTAGTGGCGGAGGTTCTACTGATACAGGTAGTTTAATGGTAACAGGTAGTATAGCAGGAAACATTTTAACATTTACCAAAGGTGATGCATCTACATTTAATTTAACAATACCTTCTGCAACAGGAAGTATATTTGACACAGGTAGTTTTGCAACAACAGGTAGTAATCTTTTTAGAGGTGAACAACAAATAACAAGCTCCTTAGATTCTTTAACCATTTTAGGATATGGTAAAAGATTAAACTTTGGTGATAATTCACAACAAGCTGATACAGCACGATTATTCTTAGCAGAGAGTGATGGAACAAATCAAGGAACTCTATTATCATTTACAGGTGCAAACTCAGGTGTTTCATTTGCTGTAAATGATACAGCAACTCCATCAACGGGTTCTACTCGAATCTCATTTATCAATGAATCGAGAAGTGGTAGTATCCTATTTCAAAACTCTGTTAATACAAATGAAATCAAATTTGATAATGCTACAGGTAGTATACAATTAAGAGCAGGTGCTAATATATCCATCTCAGGTAGTTCAACGACAATACAAGATGTAAACTTTCTACCATTCAGTCAATCACTAAATAGTAGAATACTAGCAGTAACGGGTAGTTGTCTAATAACTGGTAGTGTGAGTGGTAATGTTCTAACTTTTACAAAGGGTAATGCATCAACATTTACTTTAACAGTCGCAACGGGCAGTGGAGGAGGTTCAACCGATACCGGTAGTTTATTAGTTACTGCATCATTTAGTGGAAACACTTTAACCTTTACCAAAGGAGATGCAACTACATTCTCTCCATTCGGTGCATTTGCAACAACCGGTAGTAATACTTTTACAGGTGCACAAACTCTTAACGCGAATAGTAATGTGGTTAGTGGTAGTATAACCTTCAACGGAACATCTATATTTAATAATACTGCATCCTTTTTCAATACTATTAAATTACAAAATAGTACTGTTGGTGACCTTAATGCCTTAAGAATAGATATAGCATCGGGTTCAATAGTTTTACAATCAGCTGCTGGAGCTGGAGGTATTAGTGCATTAGGACATTTAAGTGCATCTTCGGCTAATAGTATAGTCAATTTAGTATTTAAAACAGGTAATCAAGCAGGTGATACAATTATCTCAGGTAGTAATAACATATTCACCAACCCATCAACACCAACAACTGGATATAAAAGATATATAGGTGGTAGTAATAACTTTTACTTAAATAATAGTGATGGTATAAACTCACAAATAACCGCATCAGCTGCAAGTATAAGTGGTGCAAGACCGGTAATGAATAATAACATATTCTTCGGAACTTCCGCGTTAACAATTAACCAAGCATCAAACCCTGGAACAACAAATACATATAATAATAATATATTTGGTCAAACCTCAGCTATCACTATAAATGCATTAGCATATACAGGTTCGAGTTTTACAGTCAATGATAATATATTCAAAGGAGGTGGGGCAGTAACAATCAACCCTGCATCTGCATCCCTTGCTGAAATAGCCGCAGGTGTAAGTGGTAGTGGTGCAAGTATAGAGGTAATAAGAAATCTCCTAGTTGGAGGTGGCGGTATGACCATAAATATTGGACCAAAAGTGAGTTCTGGGTTTGGTAGTATTATATCAAATATAGTAAGTAACGGCACACTTACCCTCACTAATATATCCTCATCAGCAAATGTTACTATAAACTCGAATAATGTTATAGGAGGTCAAACCTATTCAAACGCTGGTGCAGCGGGATTAGCATTACATACGACTGCGGGTAGTATGAACACTAACATTGGTAGTATGAACTTAATAGCATCTGCATCTGCAATTCAAGCTAGTAATAATATCTCACCCTCTTCAATGGCGGTAACTAATCGTATGTTTAGTGGCTCATTAGGTGCTGGTAATTTAACATTTGCTAATAATGGAATACAAGGTGGTGGTAATACCTATACTATAAGTGGTAGTTTTGGAGGAACAGGAAGTCCTACAATGGCTGCAAATGGGATATTTGGTATAAATAATACCCTATTCACAAATGTAGAAGGTAGAGGAAACTATGTTGATGTCCGTAACAATTTAATAGGTGGCACTTTTTTAATACTAACGGGTTCTAATAATCTTGCTACTAC